TGGCTCGTGGGCTCTACTGTTATCCGCGCTGTGTTGAACTACGACCAACTGGGCCGCAAACCATACTATGTGACCTCGTATGAGAAAGTCCCCGGCGCTGTCGCTGGTAAAGGTGTAGCTGACCTATGCCGTGATTCTCAAAGCATGGTTAACGCCGCTGCTCGCAGTTTGGCTAATAACATGGGTATTAGCTCTGGGCCGCAAGTTAGCGTCAATGTGTCACGCCTTCCACCGGGCGAAGATATTACAGAGATGTACCCATGGAAGATTTGGCAGTTCCAGAGTTCTGAGTTTAACGACGGCTCGCAACCACTGACATTCTTTCAGCCTAGCACTAACGCCAACGAACTGATGGGTGTGTTTGAGAAATTCTCTGCCCGTGCAGACGAAGACACCATGATTCCACGGTATATGACCGGAGAAAGCTCTCCGGGCGCTGGCCGTACGTCGTCTGGCTTGTCCATGCTGATCTCGAACGCTGGCAAAGGTATTAAACAGGTTATCAGCAACATCGACCGCGCTGTTATCGTGCCGTCTATCGAGCGCCTGTACCAAGATAATCTGCGCTACAGCAAAGACCCAGACCTCATTGGAGACGTTAAAGCTGTCGCCAAGGGGGCTACTAGCTTGGTAATCAAGGAAGCCGAGGCAGTGCGCCGTAATGAGTTCCTACAGATCGTTTTGAATAGCCCTGTGGCTCAGCAGATCGTTGGTATGGACGGCGCTGCTGAACTACTGCGTGAACAGGCCCGTAATTTGACCGGTAATGTGAATCGTATTGTTCCTGATCGCCAAACTTTGACAGCTATGCAGAATTTGCAGCAGCAAAACGCACAACTGCAAGAGCAGTTAAATGTCATGATGGGCGAGCTACAAGGGGCTGCTCAAGGCGGCGCTCCCGGCATGACACAAGGCCCAGCCCCAAAGAATATGTTGCCTGATGGCAGTCAAGTGGGTGGCCGTGAAGGTAATATGATTTCTGCAAGACCAAACGGTATTTGACTTTTTACCAATTTGTTGTATAGAATCAACACATGAAGATTTTTATAGGCCAAAAGCCTGACCGGCAGCACATGCAAACGTTAATACGATGCAAGCTGCAAGAAAATGAGCCGCTACTCGCGCTGTTCAAAACAAAGCTAGAGGAAATTAAACTTTCCTTAGTTGTTGTAGAAGAACAACACCGACTGTACCGGCTTCAAGGTCAGGCTCAGGCCTTATCAGATTTCCTCGAAGCGGTTGAAAAATCGTCAGAGGTTTTCGAGCGAATCAAATGATTCGTATTTTTTGTAAATCCGAGCAAACCATTATGTTGACGGCAGACCGAAGTAGGAGCCCTAAGCAGAGTTGGAGCCCAAGGAGAATTGAATGGCATTGCCAAGACAAGTAGAAGCTCAGTTACGTGAACTGGAAGCACTGGAAAAGCAGCTAGCCGAAGGCCAAAACCCTGCACCCGCAGCGCCTAACCAAACGCCAGCAGAGCCTCCCCAAGACCCACAGCCCGCGCCCGCAGAGCCAAAGCCTGTTGAGCCAACGCCGACACCGACTGAACCAGTCGTGGCGGAAGAGAAATGGGAGCAGAAGTACAAAACCCTTAAGGGTATGTACGATGCCGAAGTTCCTCGTTTGCACGCCGACATGCGTGATCTCAAGGCCCAAGTGGATAACCTCCGCAAAGCCGCAGAGACCAAGCCTGCCGAGCAAGCAAAGCCCGCCGTGGCGGAAAAGCTGGTGACTGATGCTGATGTTGAAGCATTTGGTTCGGACTTAATTGAAGTCCAGCGCAAAGTTGCCCGCGAAGTGGCAGCAGAGTTTCGAGGTGAGCTAGACGCCATGAGGGCCGAGAATGGTAAGTTGCGAGAGCAGCTTAACAGTACCGATACTCAAGTGTCTGAAGCAGGTTTTGAGCAACGTCTGTACCGTATGGTGCCGGATTTCGCAGCAGTTAACACTGATCCCCAGTGGATTAACTGGCTTAACGAAATTGACCCGTTGCTCCGAGCCCCACGATCTTCTGTTGCACAGCAAGCGTTCAACCGAGGCGACGCTGAAGGAGTAGCACACTACGTAAGTCTGTTTAGACAGAGTATTAGTTCCGTAGAGCCCACTGCCGACAAAACCAACGAGCTTGAACTTCAAATTCAGCCGAATAGGAGCGCTACAAGTACCCCGCCTAACTCACAAAAAGGCAAGATGTACACCAATGCAGACATTGAAAAAATGTTTCGCAAGGCTACTGATCTGGGTATCCGAGGGCAAACCGACGCGGCAAAGAAACTTGAAGCTGAAATTGATGCAGCGTTTATGGAAGGTCGCGTAACTGCGTAATCCGTGGGCAAAGTATCTACCCAACCTGTTTAACTTTTTAGGAGGCCATCATGGCTGCTGTTTATCCTGTCCAAGCCCCGTTTAATACGAGTACCTCGTATTCCGGTGCATTTATCCCCACCTTGTGGTCTGGCAAATTGCTTGCCAAGTTCTACCAGAACACCATGTTGTCGGAAATCGCTAACACCGATTACGAAGGCGAGTTGAAGAATCAAGGCGATACCATCCGTATCCGTCTGGCTCCTTCGATCAGCATCTCCGACTACACCGTTGGTCAGAACCTGTCGTACGAAGTCCCCACTCCTATCTTCCAAGATATGCAAGTGAACAAGGGCAAGTACTTCGGCGTGCAAGTCAACGACGTGCTGTCTTATCAGTCCGACATGAACCTGATGAACATGTTCACCGAAGACGCTGCTAAGCAGTTGAAAATCTCGATTGAGAACGAAGTTTTCTTCAACAATCTGATTACCGAAGGCCCTGCCGCTGCTAACGAAGGCGCTACCGCTGGTGCTATCTCTGCTGCCTACAACTTGGGCACAGACGTTACCCCCATCGACCAAGCTACGCCTGAGAACGTGCTAAAGGTTATCTTGCGTATGTCCACAGTGCTGGATGAGCAGAACGTGCCTGAAGATGGCCGCTGGTTGATTATCAGCCCGTTTGACCGCCACCTGTTGATGCAATCTAACATCGCTCAAGCCTACTTCACTGGCGACGCTCAGTCGACCATCCGTAGCGGCAAGATCGGTATGTTGGATCGCTTCACTGTATACGTGTCCAACTTGCTGCCACGCGGCGCTGCTGGCAAAGCACTGGTTGCTGGTCTTACTGACCCAGCTACCGGCGGTGCTGTGTCTAGCGCTAAGGCTCGTCGTACCATGATGGCTGGCACCAAGGCAGCAATGTCCTTCGCCATGACCGTGAACAAGACCGAGCCACTGCGTAACCAGACTGACTTCGGCGACATCGTCCGTGGTTTGGCTGTGTACGGTCGCAAGACTGTCAAGCCAGAAGCTCTGGTAATGGCTCAGGTTGGCTCTGCCAGCTAATAAGTGGGGGCTTCGGCCCCTATTTTTAATCTTTATTTTTGGAGATCAATATGTCTACTCAATTTTCTCGTAGCATCGGCGGATACGCCACAGCTACAGCTGGTACAACGCAAACTCAGGCCGGTGCTACTGCGCTGACTGGTGCTGTTAATTTCGTCACTACTGGCACTGCCGCCGACGGCGTTATGTTGCCTGCTGAGCGTCCTGTTGGCGATGTGGTCTACATCGTTAATAGCTCGGCTGCTTCGTTGAACGTGTATCCTGCCACTGGTGGCAAGATCAACAACGGTTCTGCCAATGCAACCAAGGCTTTGGCCGCTAACATGTCTGGTGCTTACATCAGCTTGGGCAGTGAAAACTGGGGCGCTGTTCTTAGCGCTTAATCGGTGGCACAATAAAGGGGCTCTTCGGAGCCCCTTTTACATTTTGGAGTATCAAATGAACGTAGTCGACCTGTTATCTCGTCTTAATGGCGAAATTCTCGCAAACAAAGCCCGCGCTGTAGTTGATGGCAAGATTGTTATCTTGGCTCGCATGAATGGCGACGAATGGGTGTATACGGATGAGGGCCAAGAGTTGGCTAACACGCACTCTAACGAAGCTGCGGCTGAAGCTAAGAGCAAGAGTAGCCGCACCCATAAAGTAAAAGAAACCGTAGTCGAACCTGTTGCGGTGGTTGAGTCTGTTACCGTAGTTGAGTCTATTGCGGTAGAATCAAGCGAAGTAGCGCCTGAAAAGTGAGGTAAACCATGGCTATCGTAAAAGTAGTTGACCTGATTGAACGGGCAAAGACAATCCTCCAAGACGAGGATTCTGTACGATGGTCATTGTCGGAACTACAGTACTGGTTAAACGACGGGTATCGTGAAACGCTAATTGTTCGCCCCGACTCTAATACCATTACTGCCGAGTTTGCTTGCGTAGATGGGCCACGCCAAGTTATCACTACCGTGTTTCCTAACGCAACACGCCTTATTTCTGTTGTGCGAAACACCGCTGCTACTTCCAACCTTTACGCTGTGCGGCTTGTGGACAGGCGTGGGCTCGACGATCAGCGTAAAGGTTGGTACACGGAAACAGCGTCTGTCAGCGTCGAAAAGTATATGTTTGACGCTAGGCAACCGAAAGAATTTCTTGTCTACCCCCCAGCTACGACAACTGCTCGACTAGAAATAGCTTACGCGCAAGTACCCACGCCACACACCCTGTCTGATGTTCAGCTTAGCAACACAGCTACGGCAGAGGTGATCCGCATCGACGATTCTTTCGCTAATTCGCTGCTTGACTACATGCTGTATCGGGCTTATACGAAAGACGCAGAGCAGCAGGGTAATGCTGCCCGTGCGGTAGGCCATTTCCAAGCCTTTCAAAGTTCGCTTGGCGTATCTGCTCAAGCTAATGCTGCTTCGCAGCCGGGAGTCGCGTAATGGCTAAAATTTGGGATGATTTTATTCCCTTGATTTCACCACATCTGCCCGGATGCCCTAACGCATCTATGCGTTTGTATCTGGCTTCTACGGCTGCGGATTTCTTTGCCCGTACGTACTTGTGGCGGGAACAGATCGACGCGATCTACATAGCCCCCAATCAAGTCGACTACGACTTGGACACGGACACCGGGCTTGTCGAAAGCGTAATTTCGGTGGTGTACAACGAAACACCATTGACACGCACAGACTTGCGGATTATTGGTGCTGAAAAACTGGA